GTAACTCCAGCACCAATACTATTATCAATAGTTAATCTTGGTGGATTTATTACATCATAACCTTCTCCACTGTTATATACATCCAATGAATCAATAGGACCATAATAAATGTAATCATCAGATATTGGTGTCCTTATTTGAACACCATCAATCAACATACCGATGTTATTAACTGGTGTTTCATTTTTACCAGAAACATATAAATCTTGACTTAATGGGAATTTCTTAAGAATTTTATTAGCAGATAACTTTTTACCATATTCATCTTCTTTTATAAAAGTATGGGTAGCAGTTGCTGCAAGTCCTTCAACAGTAAATCTGATAGCATTTACTATATTACCTATCATTCCCCTAGAACGATAAAGTCTAATTTGACCAGGTTTTGATTCAATTACCTCAACATAATAGACTGTACCATTAACTAAACCTGTTAATGGGTTAGATGATTCATAAACTACAGCATCTCCAGTAATTAACTCAAGTAGTTCGCTACTTCCAGTAACAAGTTCATTGTAATCTTTGGTTATATCACTATAACCTAGATATTCATTTGTATCAGCAGTTGGACTAAGTGCAGTTCCTGCTATTCCAATTAAAGTTCTCTTAACAGATGAAGGTAATGTATAACTTGGTAGAGAGTTAGATGCAACATATCCATCAACATCATCATCAGTATATACGTTTAGTATATCAGATATAATATTTGCATTACCTTCTTCTATTTCTATACCACTACTACTTGCCTTATTTAATTTTCGTCTTAAATCATAGTATGAACCAACAACAGGAGTGAATCCACTTAAACCAGAAACTATTATTACATTACTTGATGGATCAATATTTGTAACTTGAATTAGTGGAACTTCAACATTTTCAGAATTTCTACTTAAAATTTCAGCTCTATCACCAACTTTTAAACTAGATTTATCAATAGAACTTGATAATGAGATAGTAGAACCAGAAATTTCCGAAATTTGATATCTACTGCTAGTGTTGTATATCCAAGAATTGGCAAATACCTCTTTATAGGTGCTATCTACATCCGTATTTGGTATAGATTCACCTACATTCTTAACAAAAATTCTTTCCCCTTCAGAAACTAAAGAAATATCTGAAATGGTTTTAAACTCTGATAGAACACCTGTTATTCTTAAATCTACTCTTTTTGCTAAATCACCATCTTCATATCCAAATATAGTCTCATCTGCTCTAATATCAGATCCAATACCAATGTTTTCTGTTATGTTAGTACATCCAAAGAACTGGTTAACTGATTTTGAAGTATATGTTATTGAGTTAATTCCACATAAAACATAACCAGTCTGAGCAAATCCAACTGTAGAATCTACAGAAACAATCGAAGAACCTACTGAAACAGATTCCATCACCTTTGTTCTACCAGGAATGGTAAATGTTCCTTCAATTAGATCTCTATCAGAATATCCAACAAATAATGAAATTTTATAATATATCTTTTCATTTCTAGTTAATATTTCAACTTCAGAAACTGAAGCACTTGTCCCAGAATCATTTGACTTAGAAACCGTTTGACCAACAAGTTTTTGGGGATTACCACTAATTCTATCAGCAATTATAACTTCTCTTCTTATAAACTCTGCACTAGAAGGTTTAAATAAACGCTCTTCTAGATCTAATATTATAGATTCTTCTCCATATAGAACCTTTAATAGAATCCTTATAGACTCTTCAATACCTTTTGATTGATAAAAACTTCTTGCATGTTTGATAAAGTTACCAACATCAAGGTCTTGAGCAAAATCATTATCCTCTAAACCAGGTAAGAATGTTTTCTTTAACTTTTTATAAAATTCTTGTATGAATAATACACTTAAGTTAGTGACAGTTGCACCATTAACATGAGATTCTGCTTTTGTATTTTCAAATATTAAACCTTCTCGATTGACATTATGTAAAGATGTTGATATTCCAACCTCAAATCCACTTACTCCACTAAATCCACGAATACAACCTGTAAAAGTAGTGGTTGTTTTAGCAGTATATGTTATAATTTCACTACCAATTTTTAAAAGACCGTAGGTATCTGGGAATCCTTTGGTTGATGCAACAGTAATAGTTGTATCTGAGGTAGAAACAGCAGAAGATAATGTAGTAGTTCCATAAACAACCTCTGGAACTAAGTTGTCAACCCTTAAATACTGATCTAAATTGTCGATTAAATCGGTTGTACCACCTTGAAATTCTTGCGAAAGGTAATATGACTTTAAAAAATCAACAGCAAGAGGAAAATCTGACCTTACAAATTCAGGCAGCTGACTTTCAACTATTCTATTAACCTGAACTCTCTTATCAATACCTATGCTCATTTATTTTCTCTCTAGGTCTCCGTTTGAGTAACTTGATGTGTAATAGTCTCTTGTAAATACAACTCCTGATACATCTTCACCAGAAGCAATTACGTCCTTAACCATATTTATCCTACTATTAGAAACGTCAAAACTGAGGTATAAATCCTTTAATCCAACTACATCGTTTGAGTCTGGGAACGCTTGAATCTCTATAAGATTATTCGCTGCTACCGTTGAAGTAATATTTAGAGTATTTAAGATGATTTCACCTTTAACATAATCAACAGTTCCTGCAGATTTAGCAACAACTTTTAATTCTTCTTTCTGATTTCTTGCAATAACACTCAAAACACCTTTACCACTTCCATCTAAAGTGCCGTCTACTTTTTTATTTGGAACATCCGTAATGAATACTGTATCGCCTGATCCACTTAGAGTAAATCCAGTACTCTTTATATTAAATCCTTCAGGATTTATATGGAACCTGTTACCAAAACATAATTCATATTGTGCGAATTGATTGAGAAGCACCTTCATATCTCTTCTAATCTTTACTGTTGTAATGTTAGAAGTAATTGAACTATCAACTCTATCAATTAATTGAAGTATCTTACTGTACTTAAATCTTCCACCAAACTTATTAATATCTACAGTATTAGAATATTCTCTTAGAGAATTCAAAACTTTTGTTTGTAACGAATTAGCACTAGAAACTTGAGTAGTATTAAAGTAAACTGTTGAGTCAATTTCAACATATAGTATCTTAAGATCTATGATTTCTGAATTAATTCCAGCAATCGCATATCCTTTTAACTTTTGTTTAATCTGCTGTTTGTCAAAATCAGAAACATAAGTACCATTTTTTGGTTTAATACTAATTTGAACCTTACCAAATTGAGGCGGACTCAATTCTTCACCACCAATTACAGCAACAGATTCTGTTCTGGGATAGATTGACTGTATAATTGCTTCATAATCTCTAGGTGTAACCGCCCTGTACTGTGAGGAATATATTCTAGGTGCAAAATACTTAATGGAGTTAATATTCTCCATATCAGCACCGTTTGTTGCACCATTAACGGTGTTTATTGTAATACCAGCAGTAGGAATTACAGTTGCTGGATTTACAGCAGTATTCGGATCCTTTCCAGTAAATACTCCTTGGAAACTAAATTGCGATGCACCATTACTTTCTGCACCATCAGTAACAATATATCTTACTGTTATGATTGAATTATTTTCTAATTTTTTACCAAAATAACCATCACCAAATAAGATTTCATATTTTTCATCCTGAACTTCCTGTATAAAGAAGACTTCTGAGTTTTTGTTAATGTTGAGAATATTATCAATCATGGCATATTCTCTACCTAGACCATCATCTGCAGAACCAGATACAAATACCTTGATACTAGATGCATCAATATTTGGGTTTTGTAGTAAAAATCTTTGATCTATGCTATTATTTGCTAGAAATTGTAATTCTAATACTGTTCCTTGGGAAACTTCAATAGGTTCTTCAGCAGTTCCAAATGATGCAACACCATTTTTAACAGAAGCATGTAGTGGTTGAGAAACTGAGAACCTATATGTAGTGTTATTTGCGGATCCTACACACACTAAACCTGGTTTTAAGTATAGTAATGGTTCAGTTGTATCAGTTTGTACGTCAAAGTGAATTGATGCCTTTGCAGAGGATTTTGAACGGGGTATATAACCAATATTTCTTGCAAGAGAAACAACATTTTCCCTAATTGTTGCCGAATCTAAGAACGATTCATTAGCAACTAAGTTTGCATTAAATGAATTAATGTAAGTGTTGTATGCTAAAGTATCAATTAAGACTGAAAAGTTAGATCCTTCAAAGTCAAAATCACTAAAATTGCTATTTGCCCGAAGATAAGACCGTATCTGAGCCTTAATTTCGTCAAAATCTAAACTTGTAAACTGAGTAAAAGGCATATTACTATCTTGTTGGTTCTAAAAGAAAGGAAAATGATTGTGTAGGTACTGCTAAACCTCTAATATCAAACACTATTGTTACATTAAAAGCGTTTGAATCAACGTATTCGTCTACTTGTGCAGTTAAATTCTCAACTCTAGGTTCATATAGTTCAATAGTCTCATTAATTTGATCTTCTATCACCTTAGTTAGGGTTGGATAGAAGTTCTCAAAGAGACTTGCACGTATATCAGTTCCAAGATTTGAGTTAAAAAACCTTTCTGTGGGAATAGTTTCTACCAAATTCCTTACAGACCGCACTATTGCACGTTCATTCTTCAATACTGGAAGATCTTTCGTCACAGGATGTGGTTTGAAAGATAGACTTATATCTTTAAATGATTGTGATGTGCGTTGGA